ACAAGCCAATATTCAGGAACATTCAGTCCTTAAATATCAAGAACAGATGAGTGGAATGGCAAATGAAATTATTAAACGTGTTCCACCTGAGATTGCCTCATCTGAAAATATTGTAGAAATGGCTCAGATAAAAGCTGCTCAACAAATTCTTCAGGCCAATAAAGCAGCAGCAGGTCAACAGATGAGTCCTGAACAGCAGATGGTTCAGCTTGAACAAGCAAGAGTAGCTTTAGAGCAACAGAAGCTACAGCTAAAAGCAGCTACTGATTCAGCAGATGCAGCCCTTGAAAATAGAAAACTTAATCTTGAAGAAAAAGAATTAGAAGCAAAGATTATTCAGAAAGGTATGAGTGATCAGGTTAGTATACATGAAAAGAGAGAAGAAAGATCTGCACGACAATCTATTAAGGCTATTGATATATTAACTAGAGTAGCAACTGAACAAGCTAAACTTGAGACAAGTGAAAAACTTAAAGTTATGGAAGTTGTTGCAAAACTGGCAGCTATGGCTAATCATGATGATCGTGATAGACAGTTAAAGGGAATGGATGTATTAATGGAGTTGGCAAAAATGGCAGAAAAAACTGACCTACAAAAAGAAAATCTGTCAACTAAAGTTCAAGAAATAATTTCAGCAAAGGAGATTAACTTATGAAAAACTCAATTATGAAACTAATGAAATTAGGCTGTGATTGTGCCACCTGTGGGTGTAGTCATTGGTTTTGGACTACAGCACCTGTTTGGGTAGTTATAGGTATGGCTATAGGATATTGGTGTCTTGGTGGTTCAGGTGATATCGGAAGTGTTGGTTCACAATAAATGGAAGCTTGGGATGAAATTATTCTAGAGTTTAATAAAGAAATAGAAAAAGTTAAAGAAGTATTAAGTATGGGAGCGCCAGGATCGTTTTCAGAATATCAAAATCTTGTTGGTTATTGTAAAGGTATAATGTTTTCAAGAGCAACACTTAGCAATATTCTTAAAAAAAGAAGTAATGGACAATATGATGAAGAGGAGGATAATTAGTGCGATCAGTAGCTATGGAAAAAGCAATTAAAAATGATCAGTGGATTTCCAATGAGGAAGATCTTCCAGATCCAAAAGATTTACCACATCTACCAGGATATAATTTATTGATACGACCCGTATCTGTAAAGGGTGTAACAAAGGGAGGTCTTCTTCTTCCTGATTCAACACAAGATGATATGGCTTATTTAACTACTGTAGGAAGAATTTTGGCATTGGGGGAATTAGCATATTTAGATAAGAATAAGTTTCCTAAAGGTCCGTGGTGTAAGGTAGGTGATTATGTATGTTATGGTAAACATACAGGAACTAAGCTTTTATATAAAGGAATTAAGTTATTGATTCTTTTTGATGATCAAATTATGATGAAGGTAAATAATTCTAAAGATTTAGATCCTACATTTAATTTGTCTAATTAGTTAATTTTTAGTTGCATAGTAGTTAATTATGTGATATAATGTTTAAAACAGACGTAATCGTTGATTCGTAACAGCGTTATTAAGAAAGGAAGTATAGCTATGGATGATGCACAATGGTCAGAGATTTCAGTTACTAAGGGTGAAGAGCCTGAAAAGGTAGAATATGAGGTTGAGGGCCAAGAAGAAAAAAAGATATTAAAAGAAGAAGAGCAGGAAGATACTACTGAATCCTCTTGGGAAGATGAAGGTGGTAGCTTTACTGAAGAGGAAAAGGTAGAAGCAGTAGAAGAAAAAGAAGTTGGTGAGCCTGAAGAAATAAAAGGTATTAAAACTAAAGGCGCTCAAAAAAGAATACGGAATCTTGTTAAGCAACGTAAGGAACGAGATGAACATATTCAAAACCTCATTCAACAAAATGAAGATCTAACTAGAAGACTTGTTGGAAGGGAAAGACAATTTACTGAAGCTCAAGAAATAACTACCGATACTTCAGAAAAACAACTACAAGAAGGAATGGAACTTGCTAGAACAAATTACCTTGAAGCTTATCAAAGTGGAGATGGAGAAAAGGTTTTAAAAGCACAGGAAGTTCTTAATCAACACCAAAGAGATATTGATAGTTTAGGTGCTACAAAAGTTGCTCTTCAAAGATATAAACAAACTGTAGAACAACAAGAGCAACAAATTCAACAAGCACCTGCACAACAACATACAGCAGATCCACGAGCAGTAAGATGGGCATCGGATAATGAATGGTTCGGTAAGGATAATGTAATGACCGCTGCTGCTTTAGCAATTGATAATGATTTAAAACAGATGGGTCTTAATCCTTCAGATAATGAGTTTTATTCTGAAGTAGATAATCGTTTAAAGAAAGCATTTCCACATAAGTTTAATACAAAACAACAAGAAGGTGTGGAACAAGAAGTTCGGGATCAGTCACCGAAAACGACTGCTCAAGTGGTTGCAGGAGCATCACGTTCTCCTTCAACTTCCGGTAAAAAGGTCAAGCTTACACAAGAAGATATGAGATTGGCTAAGAAATGGGACATACCACTTGATATGTACGCTGCTGAAAAATTAAAAATTGATCAATCAGAAGGCGGGTATACAGATGTTGAAACAAGGCGTGGAGGATAAAAATATGCCATTGGAAAAAAGAGAACGTACAGAAGATATGAGGGAAAATAAGACAAGAGAAAAAGAATGGACCTATGAAGAGCAAGATGCTTTACATATTCCGGATATGACTAAAGCACGGTTCGATTCTCAGGATATGCATCTACGTTGGATTAGAATCAATAATAAAGGTGTTGATGATTATCTAAATGTAGGTAAGAAATTGAATGAGGGATGGGTGTTCGTAACTCCTGATGAAGTTCCTGAAATGTCTTCTTCTTCTATCGTAATGGAAGGTGGTCGTTATGCTGGAGTAGTCAACCGTGGTGATTTAGCCCTTGCAAAGATTGCAAAGGGTCAGCATGAGGCAAGAACAAGGCATTTTGAAGATAAGAGTAAAGATCTGGTAACTGCTGTTGAAGCACAAATGGAAGGAAAATCTGATTCAAGAATGCCAATTTCCAACAATAGTAAGTCTCAAATTGTTAAGGGAAGGCAACCGTCTTTCCAAGATTAGTAGACTTGCTTGGTTTAATTTAAAAGGAGAAGCAATATGACTACAAGTGCAAAGGCGTCTGGCCTTACTCCTTCACGAAGGTATGGTTCCAGGCCTAATTCCGCTGGTACAAATACTCAGTATCCTATTGCAAGCGGTTATGCAAGCAATATTTTTACTGGTGATCTTGTACGGGTTAGTGCAGGTAATCTACATGTGATTACTTGTACTACTGAATATGTTTGGGGTGTCTTCCAGGGTTGTTACTATGAGACTAATGGTGAACCGAATTGGTCCCGCTATTGGCCTACTGGTACTTCCGCTTCTAATGCATATGGGATTATCAGTGATGATCCTCAGACTGTATATGAAGTTCAGGCAGATGCTTCAGTAAGTGTGGGTGACGTAAACTCATATAATTTTGATGTTGTTGTAGGTGCGGGTTCAACTACTACTGGACAGTCAGGATTTGCTCTTGATGGAGATTCCCGACATATCGCACAAAGAATGACTCGTGTAGTTGGTTGGGTTGACGAGCCAGGAAATGATATCAATGTTTCTGCCGAAAGAGCTTTTGAAATTGTTGAAGTTAAACTTATTCAACACTTTGATCGTTTTGGCGCAATTGGCGTTTCGGCTAGATAGGGGAGGAATGAATTATGGCTATTAATAGAGCAAGTATTGCCAAAGAACTTCTTCCTGGTCTAAATGCCGTTTTTGGTATTGAGTATGGAGAAGTTGAAAATCAATATAAAGATCTGTTTGAAGTAGAAAATTCAGACAGAGCCTTTGAAGAGGAAGTCTTGTTTACCGGGTTTGGTACTGCACCTGTTAAGGGTGAGGGTGCTTCTATTAGTTATGATAATGCACAGGAGAGTTATACGGCTCGTTATGTTAACGAGACTATTGCTCTTGCATTTGCAATTACTGAGGAAGCAATGGAAGACAACCTTTATGATACGTTTGCCAAGTTGCGGGCTAAAGGTCTTGCCCGTTCAATGGCAAATACTAAGCAGGTTAAAGCTGCGGATATCTTTAATAATGGTTTTAATACCGCTGTTACATATGCGGGTGGAGATGGTCAACCTTTGTTTTCCGCTTCACATCCAACAGTTGGTGACGGAAACCAGTCTAATGATTTGAGCGATGCAGATTTGTCGTTCTCCTCGTTGGAAGCAGCTATAACTACTATTCAGAAGATTAAGGACGATAGAGGTATTCTTGTTGGAGGCGCTCCCATGTCTGTGCATGTGG